ATGGTCGTTGTGCTGCCGTTTGCGCCATTATCGAAATACTGAACCGTCACGGCACCTTCCACGCGCTCCATGGAGGTTGAGCGGCCGTCAGACGATGCGCGCACGTCGGTGCCTTTGCCATACTCGACAGAGGCGATAACCTGAGCGCGCACAACCTGCTTCGGAATAGTCGTACTCGATACCGGGAACCCGAACAGGGAGATACCGGTGCGCGGAAACGCGAGTGCCTGCGTAGCGGACACGCGGCGACCGCACATCATCGGTTCCTGAAGGTCGATATAAAGCGCGCCATTGCGAAGCGCAGCTTCAGCTTCGGTGTCATCAGTCGGCAGCGCCATACCGAAGCTTGAGGCGAGTGTACGCGCGTCAGCGAGGCTTACGTAGGAGTCGGCATCCGCCAGACCTGCTCCGGTTTCGACAACAAGCGCCATGGCTTATTCCTCGTCGTCGATAGTGTTGCGACGGCGACGGCGTTTAGTTTCAGTACCACCACCGTTATTATGCGCGCCTTCATCGTCCGGCTGAGTGGCGACCAGTTCTTCCGGCAGCACGTCGCCGCGTTGCGGAATCAGCTGACCATTAACTTCGACCAGACCATTATATTTTTCGCGTACTACGTAGTTGTCAGCCATTATGGTTCCTTTATAACGGCCCTTGCGGGCCGTGAGAATTAAGATACGGTTACAACGGTGCTGCCTGAGATGATATTACCATAGTCATCCTGGACAACAACTTTGTATGTACCAGAGTCCGCCGCTGCCGCAGAAGCCTTGGAGTAGCTCGCTGCATTTGCACCCGGAATGGCATTGCCATTTTTGAACCACTGATACTTATACGGTGCTGAACCGCCCGCCGCAACGATGGTCAGGGTCATTGTCTGACCCGCAGTCACAGCGGTAGTTGCCGGAAGTGCGGTAGAGAATGAAGCCGGTGCGATGTTAACCATCACAACTTCAACCTGACCGTCATCGTTAGCGTCGTCCAGACCGGTAGTGCGGCGTTTGATTACGTCAACCATTTTTAATTCCTCGATTAAGATGTCAGAACACCCGCCGCGCGAAGTTTCGCCAGCAGAGCATTAAATTCAGCCTGAGTCGGAGCTGCGGCAGAATCTGCCTGCGCCGCCTGCTTCAGTACACCGCCGCGCTGTGTCAGGGTAGGCACTTTATTGCCCGCCATCGCAGTCGTGGACGTGGTGCCGATGGTCAGCATATTGACGGCTTTCAGACTGCGCGGCAGCCCTTTACCTGTGGTAGGCATACATTTCTCCTGTATGAATGTGAAAAGAGGGGCCGCAGCCCCTCCCGATTATACGCTACCGTTAAGCGCCGACGCCAGTCACCAGGAAGGCGATAGGGATGTGCTTACGTTCCATCACGCGGTTCCAGTTGGTCGCGTTCGCCAAATCCTGCCATGAAGCAGAGCGTGCAATGGTCTCGCTGCCGTTGCCGGTGATTACTGCGCTGGTGAAGCTGTAACCGAGCGGGTGCAGCAACCAGGTCTTACGTGTCCACAGCACTTCAACGCCACCACCGTTACCGCGCTCAGGTGAGCGATGATATTCCAGCGGAGTAGTCGGGTTACCTTCGCCGTAGCCGATTGCGCCCTGACCGAAGATGATACTGATGAACTTGCGGTCGTTGCCAGTGCCGACAACGGTCATGCTGTCGTCAACGACCACACGGTAGCCCTGGTAAGTGGCGAACATGGTGTTGTTGTCCGCGTCGCGCACGAAGTCAATCAGCTGCTGCTTACGCGCCTGCGCATAAACGAAGCTGTGCATCGCAATAGCGCCCAGCACTTCACCGCTTGAACCCATCAGCGCGTCACCCATAGTCTGGGTAGCGTCGATGAATGCGCCGGCATCAAAGCCCAGGGTAGCTGACACGTCGATTACCATGTCGTTCTGCTCATGGTGCGCGTCGGTCGCCGCAACGTTGTCGTTGTACAGACCCAGAGCGGTTGCCAGCAGACGGCGCTGCGCCTGGCGCTGCCAGAAGTTGTCCAGGCGGGACGCCACGGACTGCAGCGGGTTCTGGCTGGTCAGTTCAACAGTCAGGTCAGCCTGTCCAAAACCTTCGTTCAGGTAGGCTACGCGCGCCATCATATCGCCGGTGTTAATTGCGCGAGGCGTCGCGATGTCCTGGAACACGTCGTTCGAGTAGTTAGGCTCGATAGAGGTGTCGATAGACTTCCAGTAAGGAATGTTCGCGATGTTAGACGGGCCGCGAGCAATCTCGGCAGCATATGGGGTCGGCGTCAGAATACCTGACTGGAAGAAGGCAGTTTTCTCAACTGGCTCCTCGGTCATATAAGACAGAATGACCGGTTCGTTACCGGTTACGATATCGCCAATGGTGGTAATAGCCATTTATCAGTTCCTTAACTGTTGCATCTGCCGTTTGAATTCGGCGGGATTGGTTTTATGTAGCTCAAGTCGTTCGGACTCGGTCATATCTTTAAACGTCTTCGCGGCCCCGCCGCCTTTACCACCGGAAGCCCCGCCGCCGGAAGCTGCATTAGCCTTAATCAGATGGCTGAATGCTTTGTGTTCACGCAGATACTTGCGGAACTGTTCAGGGTCTGTCGTGATAACGCTGCCGTCTGTACCGACGAACTTCGTCACCACTTCATCACCTTCAAACTCTGTGCGTACGAAAGGCGCCACCAGGTCAACGGTTTCCGGCGTAATGAAATCGCCAGCAAAGGAACCAAGAACAGCCTTACGTTCACTACCCAACACGCGGGAAGCCAGCGCGCTATAACGGGCGTCTTTTTCCTGCAGTACAGGTTCATACTGGCTACGAATCGTCTTTTCGAACTCATCCATCTTACCGGCGTTCTTGAGCGATTCCTGATGCTCTTTCTGCCGTGCATCTTCCGCTTCTTTAGCCTTGCGCGCCGCTTCCTTCTTCTCGGAAGGGATGGCGTAAAAAACGATTCATAGTCAGTATGTCCCCTGGACGTTTTGAGCCGGGCCACCCGGCTTTACGTGTCAAGAATAAAATAATATCGCGCGCTATGCAACTAATCGTGTTGACAGCTATATAATACTGTTGTATTGTCTTCGATACCTTAACAGCGGAGATACTTTTATGTGTGATTGCATGGCGGATTTAGAAGGTAAACTGAAAGCGAGACTTATGGAAAAAGTACCTGAAGGTGCTGAGATAAGTGAAAACATATTTGACGGCGCAGGATGGTTCAACCAGTGTCTTAACTTCGGAAATGGTGCAGTCGAAGTTATGCTCAAATACACACTAGTTTATCGTGCTCGCAAGAAAAATGGTGATATGGCTAAGAATTTAACCAGAGCCGAGAGTAACGTTCGAATGTCTTATTGCCCGTTTTGCGGCGAGAAAAAGGACGGTAAATAATGGGTTATAAAATTATCCACACAGATAATTTTGGCGGCGATTATCCGGATGAAAAGTTCGTTAGTGAGTTGCCGTATTTTCATACAGAAAATCGGGCGCAGGTTGTATGTGATGCCATAAACTCTACCATTCCAGAAAATCACCATAGATACTGGCGTGTCGTCGAAGAGGATTATCAGCTTCAACCTGGTTTTGAGCCATAAGAAAGAAGCCCCTCACGGGGCTTTATTTTTGCGTCACGTTCCTGACCCAGTCCTGTAACCGATACACCTTCAACCTTAACTGGCGCACACACTCCGCGTTCTGCACATCAATCGCAATGTCCTCGTCCGCGTTCGCCGACGGAGCACCTAACTTACAGGGCGGCGTCATAATCTCAGCAGGAACAACCGGCAGCTGTTGCGCCGGCGGAACATACTCGGACGCGCAACCAGCCAGGAACAACACGCCCACCAGAATCAGTTTATTCATTTGTCGTAGCCTTCAATCTGATTGGCGTTGTCGACGGCCGCCTGTTTCAGCTTAACGCGCGCCTCATCGAACGTGCAGACATTGCGCCCCGGAGTACGGACATACTTAACCACTTCCTGTGTAATGGTCACTGTCTTCGCTGCGCCTTTCGTATCGGCGTTGGCGGCGCGGGCATCGTCCTGTTGCTGCCGTGTGGTCTGTTTAGCGAGTCGTGCTTCCGCCTTCGCCTTCTGCTGCTGCACCAGGTTCTGTCTTCCGTCGTCCCAGGCGCGGTGATATTGCCATCTGCCCCACAGGAAGCAGGTCATGATTGCCGCAGCTACGACTGCCGTGATGATTCTCAGATTCATATTTTCTCCAACACCTGCGTGTCTGTGGGGAGAAGCCTGAGCGTATCCCCACCCCAACACTATAACGGCAGCAAACTAAGAATCTCCTAAGTTACTGAAAAACAATGAGGGATAGTTATCCCCCTTTTCTCCCGCTGCCGAATGAGTGAAACGAATTAGACCATGCCCGATGAGGGTGCGACCGGAGCTGAGCCATACGCGCCTCGCTGACGGGGCTCTACGGCCTTACGGCCCGCCCCTCCGCGACTTGCTAAGATGCTGGCGCATCTTGGCATGTCTGTACGTTGATTAGGTCAAGAGCATTATACAAATATGTGTCAAGAGCTAGCCAATTAATAATACTTATAACTGGTCAATATTTCACCTGTATTAGGTGGATTAATAATTTTTAGTCTGTATTAGTAAATCTAATTACCCTGTTACTTAATACTGTTGTATTATGATTCTATATTACAGAGGAGACACAACATGAACCCTGTCACTACAACAACTATGCCTTTGTCCGGCCAGTTCGTTGCCATATGGGCTATTGAGGCTGCTATCTTTAGCGCCACGCTGCAGTGGTCCGACGGACAGTTACTCGCATATGACCCATTTTCAGATGAGTGGCTTTTAGAGGACGACAGCGGTTATGACCGCCATTTCTTCGCCGTCCAGAAATCTATTTACGTAATTATTTGAGGCGCCGATGAAATTCACACCGCAGGAAATCGCACTAATCCGTGACAAGGCCGCAACGCACACGGCAGCCCAAATAGCGGAGATGACCGGGCGCAGTCGTCGCGCGATAGCCAACAAAGCGTATGAGCTGCGTATCAGTATGAAGAAGCACGGAGACACGCATTACCGCGTGAAGCACAGCGACCATGATATCGAGTTGTGTCGTGCATTATTCGAAGAGGGCGTATCGATAGCGGATATCGCAGAGAAGATGGAAATAGACCGGAGCTACGTTTCTAATATCGTGCACTTCCATAAAAGAAAGCCCGCGTAATGCGGGCCTCACTTTATTCAGCGGTTTTGGCCGTCACTTCAGCAGCCTTCGACACCACCTGCTTGCCGTCGGCGTCTGTCGCAACAGCCCAGTACTTGCCCGCCTCAGTGACAGACAGTTTCTCCCCACCATCAGGCACATTCACAACCTGCTTGTCGTCCTTATACCACTGAATGGTGTAAGGCGACTTACCTGCTTTAGGAGTGGCGGTCAGTGATGTTGCTTTGCTGCCGAGTTGCGCGTCTTCCGGCTGAACCGAGAAGTAAACGTCGCCCGCGTCTTCCAGGTACGGCACTTCGTACCGTGCGCCGCCGGAAGAGACCTTCAGGCCAGTCTTATCGACGAAAGGCATTGCGTCGACCGCATCACCAAGCACTGATTCATCTTCCAGATAAACCGCACCATCGGCAGCACTGGATGCGCGCTTGTACTGCACGACGCGGCGTTCTGGTACGTCTGTTACTGCGAAAAATCCAGCCATCAGTTATCTCCTAAATTGATTTTGTAACCTATCTTAGACAGGTATTCAGCTACTCGTTTATCCGCTTCGGCCATTTCAGCCAGAGACATCGGGCGATTGAAACCATCTACCGAAGCCGCGCGAAACTCCTCGGGCGACATACCTGCGTTACGGAATATGGCGCCTCTTATCGGCCCAATTGCTTTATCCTGCCACCATGCAGGCTGCTTCGCAAAGAAATCGTAATAGCTGGTGTTAGCGTCGACCTGCGTGCCACCTTCTGCACCTTTCGCTGCGCGCTTGGCGCCAGCGTCCAGGAAGTCATAATCCGAACTGACTACCGGTGCCGTGGTCGTCCTGCACGCAACATGGAATGGGGGTTTAGGTTGATATTCATCGTCCAGTTTATACACCTTCCCAGGAGGCCAGCCACGGCAGATAGTTGAGGTGCGGCTGTCAAGAGTAACCACCAGTTCGTAACCTTCGACAACATCCTTGTTTTTCTCGTAGGTGATATCTTTAGCTACTGTTGACACGTGATTTAGTGCCGTCTTAACGACTGCCGCCGCGTTGCGTTTTGTCACGTCCGCCAGTCCGCCAGCTCCGACTACATCCTTCACAATCTGACGCGTCGTGCGACCCTGGACGAATCCTGACTTAACG